AGCGTACGAAGTGTGACAGCGTTGATTATTGCGTTAATTCCGACTCTGTAGTGGGCTTCGGGCTTGCGCTCTACCCATTGGGATGCTTGCATTTAAAATGAGCGACTAACACTATCAGATAAGAATTTTCGTAATCGTCTAGTTGCACTGTTACATGGTAACCCTTGATTTTCGTTTCTCCGTGGTTTTACCCCCCCCCCCCAAAATGGAGTACAATTATTTTGAAGAGTCATCTAGTGATGTGACCACTGCGTTGACTATAAAAGGTGGACTGAAGTTTTTGTCATATTGTGCAAAAACCGTGCTTGCTCGGACACAGGAGTGCGTGATGCATATAAATGACTATATCTTTGGCAATGGTATGGACGTGTCACATGCGTTTGAGGATGTGAGTAATCGCACGAAAGCATCCTTAACATACCCTGCCATGTTAGGAGAGACATTTTTGAGAAAATTAGCAGGCGAAGTGGGAGAAGCATTTGATTGCGTTCCTGTTATTCCACGTAAAGCCCACGTGGATAAAATATGTAACAACTGTTTAATTGTTGTTGGAAAAACTGCCAATTATCCTGGTAATTTGTTCCAACATGTATACCGACGGGCCCTAAAAGCCCTTGAGTACGCCAAAGATTGTGTTAATGGCGGAATTATGTATGTGAAACGCGCGATTAACAATCGCGTGCGCGCTATTATGCAGCGTGTTGGCGTCAGTTTGTTTTTATCAGGCGTTTTTGTTTTTGTGTTGTATAAGTTGGACCAACGATACAACAATGGTTTTGGATACGCCTACATAAAATTTTTATTAAAGAATTTCTTGGGTCTTAATCGACCAAATAGGCCAACACCAATGGAACTTAGGCCTTTTGTGCCATTCCAATATCAACGCTATGAACATGGCGAATATCAAATCGATGCTGCTAGTGCGCCCATCATGGACACAGTAGGGGTGCACGCTATAACACGACATAGCGCATATTGTTATGAGCTGTATAAACATTTATCTACATACGCTCATTGTCAAGACAGGACGCTAAATTTGCGTAAACAATTGACGTCCTACGGACGTGCTTGGTGCAAGGTAAAGCGAATGGACGAAGATACGATCGCCGCATTTTTGCCATACACGGTTGAGTTTATTTTTGCAAATGAATTGCCTAGTGAATGTTTTGCCCGTGATATGATGGCTGCACCCAACTTCGCCGAAGTTGACCGTATTTGGAGGAATGGTGTGCCAAATACGAATGATAATTTTTGGTGGGCGCTGTTTAGACTGTTTAAATGGCCCACAGGTCAGCTCCGTCCTTCTGTTTTTATGCGACGTGAGGCTGACGTTAGACGCGTGTAATGGCGTCCTACATGCTACCGTAGAGTGTGCACCGCTGTTCCAGCAAATAATAGTATTGAACGCGGCACTCTGACGAACCCAGGGGCATGTCAGGAACATCACCACAAATTTTATTATAATCCATTTCCAACATTAGATGGAATGGATCGTAACTACATACACGCGTGCTGCCCAATGAATGAATATAATGCAATAAGGCAGCGAATGTTGCGAACAACCCCAACGCCTGTTGTTGGGGCTGAGGTCGAGTTCGAACGCATGATGAAACGGTTCTCTACTGAACTTCGACGATTTGACCTCAAGCCTTGGACACGAGAGCAAGTAATAACCAAGGCAAACTCCAAACGACGCCAGCGACTTATCGCTGCTGCAGAGTCCTTGATCGACAATCCCATCAATAAGAAGGATGCAAGTATCAGCATGTTTGTGAAAGCTGACAAGTGTGATAGCGTGAGAAAAAGAATACAGCACGGTAAACCATTTAAACCCCGTGCAATCATGAGCCGTGGTGACCGGTACGTACTTGAGCACTCACGGTTCGTAAAACCCATTGAGGGTGTAATGAAATATGTAAAAGGGAAGTGTAAGTATCCCATATTCTGCAAGGGGCTAAACAACCGACAACGCGCTGAACTAATGAAACAAAAGATGGCGCGTTTCCGTAATCCTTGCGTTTTTAGCAGCGATGCTACCGCGTTCGATGGAAGTGTACGCGGATTCCATTTACGATCAGTTGAGCGTTTGACTGAACGAGTACTGGGACAAAACCCACTCTTTCAACGCTTGATGCAGTGGCGCAGAACAAATAAAGTCACTGGAATGGTCTCAAGAATGCGCGCCAAAATATCTGAGCGCAGAATGTCCGGTGACGCGGACACCTCAATGGGCAATTGCTATATCATGGCCACAGCCATAGCTTGTGCCATGCAGCAGATGGGAATTAGAAAATATGAACTCCTCAATGACGGAGATGACTGCTTAATAATAACGGATGGCGAGGCCATAAATAACGCGAATTTTAACGCAGAGATGGCCCGTTTTGGATTCGAGTGTGACGGCGCTTACCAAGGAGCAGTAATAGAAGACGCCGAATTTTGTCGATCTAAGGTTGTCACCTTAAAGTCTGGTGACCAATTTGT